TGTTAACAAGCCTTGACATCTCTTTGTTTTTAGAATCGTCTTTTACATCTATTTCCAAATATTTTATGTTTGGAACTTGATCGAAAGGAATATCCTTGAAAAGAAGAGTTCCTTTTTCAAGTTGCGAAAAATCGCATATTGTTCTAGTCTTCTGCTGAATATTATATACCATCATCTTATCTGTGGCTTCCAAATACTCTTCAGTTGGACGTTTTGTTTTGTTTAAACGGTTTTTTATATCTTTTGATGTAACAAAGCCGTGAGTGGAGGGAACAATACCGTGAGAACGAAATGTTTCTAGTTCGAAAGGACCGTCAAGTTTATAGCCAGCACCATAGTAGTCGTTAGAAAGAGAATCTTGCGGAATTAAGCCGTTAAATTTTACAAACCAATGAGATAGAGACAGAGTTGTTTCATCGGGCATTTTGATGGACCAAACCATTTCCGAGAGTCCATACTCGAAATCTGAGAGAGAAAAATCATCTTTAGATTCAATCAATTTCTTTACATCGATTTTGACAATTTTGTTTTCACGGGGGGAAAGAATCATTTTTCTTTCGATGGCAGGATACAGAGACGAGCATTTTTTTCCATTGGGAAACCTAATGCTTAGAGTGTTTCTTCCAGAAAGATCAATCTCTTTGTCGGTGTGATTAATCGCGAGAAGCGCGAAAGAAAATGGATTGTCATCAACAAGTTGGACTATTCGAAAAACTAAATCGTTTTTTGTTTTGTCGATATTTTGATTAAGTATATCATTCATCGTGAGTGTTTTTTTGTTATTGATAGTTTTCTTTGCATCGATTTCTGATGCTAAAAAAATATCTGTTCTAAATCGACCGATTATACTCATATCTTCCGAATCAAATCCATCCAATTCCCAAACAACATTAATAATATTATCTTTCTTTAGCATTTCCTGAATAATAGTATTATACACATGACGTGAAAAATCCACATAATAAAAATAAAAACCTGGATCCAATTCATAATATCCTGAAAAAGCTTCAAACACAACTTCTTTATAATCCGTTTGGGAAAAGAATGTAATATAGTTGCCCCTTCGGAGTAACTTGCGTGTAAGAATTGGAGAATCCCCATTTACTGTATAGCCTAATAAAAAGGCAGAGCCTCCTTTATCTATATCTGTCGCGATATGTTGTTCAATTTTCATTTCCGTGGCAGAAGATGAAATGACAAAGCAAAAAAAGACAATCAAAAGAATAATTACCTTCATGAGACGCCTCCAAATAGAATGAATGTGGTGGTTTATTAGGGACTGTTATTCTTCTTGGGAACCTCTATCAATTCATTTTCGCGATAGTGTTCGGCTGTTAACGGATAAGAACCGCCGGATGCGATTCTTCGTTACCATAAAATAAGCCTTTGTTATCATTTTGTCAAGGCTTAAAGACGGGGAAAATAGTTTTTTCTGTGATTTTCTCGATGATATTTAAAGCCGCCGGGCATCTCTGCCAGTTATCACATCACGCCTCAACGCGGAACTCCTGCAGCTGGTCATCCCAGATGCTTATCCCTCACCCCACGACGCCATCTCTCCCCCGAACCATCGTTCCTCCTGCTCGCTCCACACATCCGGGAACGACGTCCGAAGGTCTTTGAGAGTGAGCGACCGGGGAATGTCCCCGGTCACGATGCGATGCACGATAGCCGGGGACAGGAAGCGCAGCCGCAATACTTTTGCGACAACGGACTTGTCCTGACCAATGGCTTCAGCCAAAGCGACGCTGTTCTTGAACTTCCCCTCGTCGATGTATTTCTGCCAGCGGAAGGCTCGCGCGAGGGCGAGCGCGAGCGGTTCCGTACCATCAACAGTTGCGCCTGGAACAAGCATTCTGTGTCGGGCCGAGATCGTGCGGAATTTGACGGGGACGATGACCTGCAGGTGTCCGTTTTCAAGGATTTTGCGGAACATTGTTTGCCTCCTGAATGGATTTGATGTTTTCGGTTCGGAATTCAATGGTAATGTCATCTTCGTTGACGACCACGCGTTCGAGCATGATTCGCATGAGCTGCTGTTTCTCCACGGAGGTAAGCTCATTCCAGAACCCGTCATCAAGTGTGTGCATGATGTCTCTGGGGCTTATTCCCGTCTGCTGCGACACTGCGATAACGACTTCCGGCGACTTCAAAATCGGAGTCAGGTGTTCGCAGACCACGCTTTCAACGTCGCTGGCCGTTATCTGCCGGATGGGGCACAACGATATTTCACGCTTGAAGTCCTTCGCACAATGGTAATAGTTGTAGGTCCGGCCCCATCGATGCGACTTGACCGGAGTCATCCGGCAGTTGCAATGCCCGCACTGGATGATTCCGGAAAGGGCAGCTTCGGAGGTCAGACGATTTCTCCTGTTCCAGCCGGGATCGTTCGCCTTGATGAAACAATGCACGGTGTCCCAGGTCTTCTTGTCGATGATGGCCTCATGCTCTCCGGGGAAGGTTTCTCCTTCGTAATGCACCATGCCGATGTAGGTGTAGTTGTTGAGAATCCGGTTGATATACGCGGCATCCCAGACGTGTCCGGTCTGCGTTTTGATTCCTTCCTCATTAAGCTCCTGGACGATAGCCAGTGGCGACTGGATTTCGAGGTAACGCTTGAATATCCGGCGGATGATCGCGGCTTTCCCTTCATCCACGACAAGTTTTTTGTTGACCAGGCGATATCCGAAAGGAACCGTGCCGCCGACCCACTTGCCCTTCTTCCGCGTTGCGGCCATTTTATCCTTGACGCGGGTGGCGATCATCTCACGCTCGAACTGAGCGAACGTCATGAGGATATTCAGCATCATGCGTCCTGCGGAGGTCTGCGTGTTGATCTCCTGTGTGACGGAGACGAAGGCCACATTCCATTTCTCGAACGAGCGGCTGAGGTCGGCGAAGTCGCAGAGCGAGCGGGACAGACGGTCGATCTTGTAAACCACGATGACATCCACCTTGCCCGCCTCGCAGTCCGACAGCAGTTTTTTGAGCGCGGGTCTGTTTATGTTGCCGCCTGAGAAGCCGCCGTCATCGTAATGCTCCGGCAGGCACACCCACCCGTTCGTCTTCTGGCTGGCGATATATGCCTCCGCCGCCTCGCGCTGGGCATCGATGCTGTTGAACTCCATGTCGAGTCCTTTCTCCACGGACTTGCGACAATAGATCGCGCATCTCACAATGTCTTTTTTCTTTTCCATCAGCCTGCGACTCCAAAGAATATTTTTCCGTTCCAGTTCGTTCCGGTGATTTTCCGGGCTATTGCCGACAGCGATTTGTATATCTCGCCATCGAAGATGAAGCATCCGTCCTTGCCAATCGTGACTTCATACTGTTTGCCTTTCCAGATGCGGTACAGCTTTGTGCCGTGCACCTTGGTCCGCTTCTTCACGGTAATGGGTTTGAGGTTGGCCAACGGGTCTTTATCGGCGATGCCCTCCAGAACAGCCATGTCGACCGGTTCGATGCCGCCAAAGTAGATTTCCTGCAGGCGGTATATGATACGTTTCCGAAGGCCGAAGGCGTTTGTGTCTCCGCAGTCGAAGCCGTGGAGCTCCCGGAACTGCTCCCGGAGCTCCTCCATGTTTTTGCTGTAAACAGCTTCAATCTGATGCCTGAGTATTGACTCGCTTTGCATGTTTCGCTCCTTTCTTTTTGTCGTTATTCTGCCGTCTGGTCTCAATCCGATTCAGGACCGGGATCAGCAGGCATTTGAGCTGGTCGAGGGTGGCGGTGTTTTCCATGGTGCGTTCTCCGTTCTGGTTGCTGTTGGATGGAGTCCAGCGTCCGATCTTTCGGCGCATTGCTCCGGCGACATGTACTTAAAGCGCATGTCGCCGGCTTTATCCAGCGGCTTTCCATGAATTCTTCGCATAATCCCCGATAAAAGATGCGTGAGCTGAATCAGCGTGGCATCGTCTTCCATCATTTCCTCCGTATGTCTGATAGTTTGAGCTTGCGGCGAGGTTCCGCAGTCGTGATATGCGTTCCCTGCCGTTCGGACAGTTTTATGCGGCCTTTCTTCTTCACCACGACGGCTCCGAACTCCGGCAGGCTGCATCCGAGCATAGACCCGCACACGGCGCATCCCGCGAGGCAGTCCAGCCAGTGGTTGTCGTGGTGTTCCGGCTTCAGCTTCCATTCGTCCACCGTGCGGCCGCGACCGGAAGTCTTGACCCGGTATTCAGCGGTCAGGTGTTCAGCCAGGAGTTGGTGAACGCCGGGGATGCGCCCATAGAGCGTGAGCGAACCTTTGTCGCCGATGGCCACCGCGAGTCGGGCGTGGACGAAGCTCTTCCAGAAGTTCGAGTCATAGATGACGTGCCGGACAGCGCGTTTCTTCGCGACGCTCGGCATCATCCAGTTGAAGCCCAGGCGGTCGCCCGGCTGCTTGCGGTATTCCGTCATCGGCTTCGAGCTTGCGCCAACGTAGCGTCCGTGGCTCGGCAGCACGACTCCGGCGAATCTGGACTCGCGGCAGAATTCATAGACCAGATCGGTCGACTGGCCCCAGTTTGCGTCAATCAGCGCCCGTTCGATCTTCAGCACGGCTCCATCCTCGCGCTCCCACTCGCGTCCGAGCAGGTCATCGGTCAGGGCAGTCAAGGCGGCGTACAGACCGCCTTCAAGCCCGGCACGAGGGAACTCACTCTGGATGGTCGGATTGGCATCCGCGAGGGAGAATTCGCGCCGATGCTGGTCGGGCCAGCTCCCATAATCAATGATGCTCCCCGTGAAGTTCTCCGCCCAGGCCGTTACCACATAAAACAGTAATGCCTTCTGGACGTCGATGAACAGCGTGATCCGGTCACAGGCAAGCGGAACCTTGTTGTGCGGAAGCCCGTTGATTTTCGCGCAGATGGCGTCAATCGACAGAATCTCCTCGCCGCCAGTATCTTCCGGCAAGGGATCATTCTGATATTCCGCCTGGAAGGCCACTTCGTCCTGGAACTTCAAATTCATGGCATGCTGAAGCGCGCTGATTTCGTCGTGGTTGTATCGGGCTTCCCAGCTCACCTTCGCGCCTTCGTCCATCTCCGCACGGTGTGCTTCGTAGAACTCAGTTGCCCTGCGGAAGTTGCCTTCCTCGCGCAGAGCCTCAGCACGAATCTCCGCATACTGCTCCCAGAGCTTCATGTTCTTCGGGAACTCATAAACCATCTTCGTGCGCTCGCCGTTCCAGTCCGGGTGCGTCTGCCTGTTGAGGATGATGTCGGCCATGTCGCCCGGACGAATGATCGTGCATGGCATGATGCCCGAAATCTTCTGTCCGGGACCCGCGAGGCCGAGAATGTCCCCGGCGAGGACACGGATGCGCTTGCGGGTCTGTTCCAAGCTTCCGGCAGACTCCGAGGTCTGCGGGTCGTCGATCACCACGAGGCTCGGACGAACGCTGCGTCCATCCGGTCTCTTGTACTTCATGCCGCGGATTCGCCCTGTGATTCCGGCCACGCGCACCACGATGCCGCTCGCGGCGCTCCCCTTGATGGTCGGGAGCACGATTTCATTGCTCGTCCAGGTGATGCGGGTTCGTTCCCCGTGGTACAGTTGACCGGCACACCTGTTGGCGATACCGTCGAGTTGCTGAATCGGAAAAGTGACCTCAGGGAAATCCTCGGAGAGGTGCTCGTTGATCTCGAATTCGGTCATGAGGGAGTCCAGCAGTTCCAAGGCCGCCGACTCTGTGGCCCCGATGAGCATGATGAACTCGCGGTGGCCATACAGCATAGCCCAGATGGCCGCGACCTCAGTGAGGCTGCTCTTACCACTGCCTCTCGGCATCGCCAGAGCGAACAGACCGCCTTTCAAAACTGCCGTCTCAATTTTGTGGATGGCTTTGAGGTGGTCGGGCGACCATTCCAGCGAGAAAGTCTCCGGGAAGTATTCCTCGCAGAACATCCTGAAATTCGTCCGGCACCGCTTCTTCCTCTCCGGGTTCACCACTTCCGGCAGTTCCCCGATGTCGCGTCCGGCCATTGCCATCGCGAGGTTTCTGTTGCGGGCGGCATTCTTCTTTTCCTCATACGTCAGCGGCGTCATGCTCTGCCGTAGCATGAGCTCGGCGCGAAGCCAGGCGGCGTATTTGAACAGGTTCACCGTTTGCCCGCCGTCGTCGCTGATGCGGAAGCCCGCACGGTCGCGATGCCTCCTGAGCTGACGGTCGTTCAGCACCGCCATCAGCGGAGTCGTGTTCACGATGCGGACGATTTCAATCGGCTTGAGCTTGGTCGGGTTCATTGGCATTGCTGTTCACCTCCTTCAAAATCCACGCCATATAGTGAATGAAATTGACTGTGCCGTCGGCGTTGCGTGGCGCGCCCGCATCGAAGTCGCTATGCAGAAGTTCCAAGGTCATATCCCGATATCCGGACTTGACCAGAACGTCCACGACCTGTTCCG